TTAAATAAAACACAAAACGCCGTTATCGCTTGGCCCGACTGCGATTTGCTGGGTCTCGGGCTGGTAGCTGCACGCTGGCGCAGCGTCGAGGTATACGGTGCTGCCACCCGGACCGGAGGGTGTTTGCGGGGGGAAGAAGCGTAGCCGCCCATCGGCATGGCCAGAGCCGACCAGGCAATAGATTTTATTGGTCAGTCGGCGCGGGGCCATCGTGCCGACGATGCCCGATGTCAGGATCATGGTGGTATTGCCAGCCACCATTGATCCATTGAATTGTGCATGGACGGGAATGCTGACTGACCCACCGACGGTGAGCTTGAAGTCGATCCCCATCGCCCCTATTGAATAGTTGTTTTGATAATCAATACCCGCGCCGGCATAGCTATTATCTTCGGTGTAAATCACCGGCTGTCGGGTGTCTGTCTGGTCATAAACATAGCCGATGGTGTGCGATATGACATCTGTCCCATCGTCAACGTAGCGCAGGAGAATGGTGTTAACGAGAATGGTATGAACCGAATCCGGCGGGGAAAACGGGCCGGGAACACCAATCGTGATCGGGTGGCTACGCGTGTAGGTTTGCTCCAATTCGACATTGGATGCGTTTTCGCCTTCGACATAGGGCTTTTCCCAGTTGTTCAGCACGGTGTAGGTTCTGATCAATGCCGTGTTCTGGGTGATCCCTGAATAAGCTTGATTGCCCTGCTCCACCAAAAGCGACAGAGTCATCGAGTTACCGTCTGGCGCAATCACTACTTCGGCAAGGATGGCGCCAAGCCGCTCCTGGAAGCTCATGTTGTACCCAACAATAAGGCGGCGGCCGTCCGACGAAATATCAAAGATTTCGCCTTGCGTCGGCGTCGATATGGGTGTGACATCAAAATTCGCCGTGATCGAATGGCCGCCGGCGTTTTCTCGCAGATTAACCAAATTGATCGTGGCCTGCAGGGCTGAAGGAAACTGGATCGACGCCAGCCATACAACGCCGGACGCATCCAGAAACAACCAGGCGCGTGAATCGATATTCCGACCGTAGAGGCGCCGATTGAACCCCGTCAAAACGGCATAATTAAGCCAGGTAAGGCCACCCGGCGCCGCGGGTGGCGTGGGCAATCCGGGGATTTTGAAAATGTAGCAATCACCGTTATTCGGCGGGTTATAGACCGGGTGCGTCTGCCCGTTTGTCAATGCCAGCACACCATTGGTCGACAATCCATGCAGCGGGTCGCCGCAGCATTCGACCTTGTTGCGATCCAGATCGATTTGGCCAGTCGTGTTCACGCGGGCGGCTCGGCAAAATTAAAGTCGACAATCACGCTGTCAGGATCGGCCATGCGGATTTTTTTTACCGGGGCGAACTGGATGGCGAAAAGGCCATCGGTCGTTGTGACAACTTTTGCTGGCCACCAGGTACGGGCCGAATAATCTGGCTCGGTCATATTAACGGCAGCGGAACCCTGGCCACCGCCGCCCGATACGGACGCCACAGGCGCCGCGCTGACAGCGACCGATGCAGCGCCCCGCGCCTTTGGCGCCGGCACCACATTGGCCGGCGGCGGCTGCATCAAATCGTTGAGGGCATCAGTCAGGTCTTTAGACATTGAGATATTCCGCCAGCGCGCTGGTGGTGATCGATAGCACAACCTCGCCGACCGTGTCGGCGTCCTCGGTCACACGGATATGAACGGGGGTCGTGGCGGATAGGATCGGACCGAGGTTCAGGTCGGTGCCGCCAGTGGCGGCATCAAGCCCGGCGCTGGAAGTCGCCAGCTTGATCTGGTTGGCGGCGACGGCACCACTACCGGTGACTGAAACAAGAATGTCGTCGACCCCGGGGTTTATTTCCGTTTGCAGAATACGGCCCGGCACCGGCGTACCGAGATAAACGACGGCGTCGCAATGCCCAGCAGAGCCAGCCTCGACAAAAAAGGACAGGGGCGCAGCCAGCGGCGTCGTCAGCGCCGGATCGATGAACAATTTGAACGTGAGCGCCATATCAGAAGACCACCGTGATGCCGCTGCCGGCGATATTAAAGGTAGGCGAGAAGGCCTTTTCCGGTGTTATCGGGTCTCTCCAGATGGCCGGAATCTCTGGCATGACCACGCGAAACTGTTGATTGAATATCGGCGCGCTCGACAAATACCAGCTGCTCACCCCGGAGACATTAACGAACAGGCCAGACACATCCAGGTCGGCACCGGGCGGGATATACACGGTGTCGGAGGCGGCGCCGTAATGATTGGTGAGTGGGGCATGTGTAATCGTTTTTTCTTCCACGGCCAATATCGGCGAAAAGCCGACCGTGAAACTCGTCGTTTGGGCATTTCCGTCCGGGCAGGCCAACGTGATTTCGGTCGTCGCTTCGCCGCTGTCCATGTCCAGGGTTTCATCAAATTCGGATATTTGCCCGGTAGCCGCGACGCCATAGGCCGAAATGCCGAGGACATCGCCGATTTCCCAGCGCGGATCAAGCACGCGTGAAAAGCTGACCGTCTGACTTCGCCGGCCGGCGGAGGCTTGCCGCAAGCCTTTTGCCAGCACGTGAGAAAAGGCATCGGCCAGATCGATGTCGGCAGCAGAGCCGTAATGATCAACGGATGAATTGAACGGCGGCCATGGTGCTGGCAGCGCCTCGTAACCCGTCGGCCCCGCGGGCGGCGCGGGCACATTGGCCACGTACAGGCCGAGCGAGTTCTCGGCCGATGACGGCCTTTCCCAGGCGTCGGCATCAAAATCACTTGCAATACTGGCCGAGACATCGGCGCTGCGCTCCGATAGACCGCCGACATCAATCGAGGCGGTATACGAGGCATCGACCTCCTGATACCAGCGTCGGTACATCCAGCCAGCGAGCGACTTGATCGTCGTTTGCGCCATCGTGTAATCGATCATGTAATCGACCAGGGTGGCTTGATACGGTATCTGATACAGCCCTGGCGTGTGCTGCTCGATGGTCGCCTTGCCTTGCACGTACCAGTCAGCGATCCCGTCAATGGCGCTGATGACGGTCGATTTCGGAACGAGCTCCAGCCCCCGGTCAATGTTCTCGAGGTAGGTCGGCGCCGACCACTGCAACGGGACGCTGATGTTGTGCAGCCGATGGAAGCGATGGGAGAGCCGGACGTTGATTGATTTCGGCAGATCGCGCCGCGATGCGCGGCGGATCTTGACGGAATCGCTCATGACATCGCCTTCGGCGAAGATCGCCGCGGGCGATGCCGTCTGCCAGGGGAAGGCATGCCAGATACCGCGGCTGTCAATGGCCGTCGCCCCGGGAATCGTCGCGAGCAACCCCGAAAAATAGGCGCCGGCATCCGGCTTGGCGGCATTCCATGGCAACGCCAGTGGGGAAATTTTGGCCAGCCCGCCGAAAAGCGACTCGACGGACTCGGCAGTCTGGCAGGCCTTGAATATTTCCTGCCATGCATCACGACAATCGACCGTCGCGATGCGCCGCGCCGAGTTGAATTCGACCGACTCAACCTGCCCGGTAAAGCGCCGGATCGTCGATGTCGCCGATCCGCGCTGCAGAATGATGTCGATAGTGACCGGCTGCGCATCGAGTGACAGAAGCTGGGCAGACGATACCGGACGAACTGAAAACGACGCGATCCGCGCCTCGTCTTCGCGCCCGGAAATACGGATGACATCCATCAGACGGGCGCTGATGTCGACGCCGCCGACCATCACTCGTACCGCCCAGCGCAGACCGCCGATGGCGCGGTTGAACACAAGGCCGGAACCGACCGTCACGGCAAGCGACGCGGTCAGGCTCCCCGTTCCAACCGGCACCGCCGGCGGTGGGCCTGATGCCCCGCCCGAATCAAAGGCAGTGCCATCGAAGATGGCCGAGTCGAATGCCGGCATCAGAGACGCTTGTACAACATGACGCTGGCGGCGAACTCTGGCGCGAAGCCAGAATACGCCAGCGACGCCATTTCTATGGTCCGGATTATCCCGCTGATTTGCCCGCTGACGACGTTAATCGTGCACTCGCAAATATCCAGGGAATACGTGTTCGGGTTAAATTGCGGCGGGCTGCTGATCCAAACATCAGTCGTCGACCCGCCGATCATTTCCGGGACGGTCACGGCAAAACTTCCACCGCCGCCGATGATGTTGTTCACCGTGATGCCGAGCGATTGTGGGACAGTCACAACGCCCTCGAAACGCCGTACCGAGAAGGCGCCAATCAGCTGAAACCCGGTCAGCACATGGGCATCGTCCCAGTCTTCCCCGCCGACGATGGCGGGATCAGCCGGATTGGCTATTCCGGATACTTTTGCGTGCTTGATCAGCATTTAATTCTCCTCGCACACCAACTGCCAGGATGGCGAGGCGGTGTTGTTATGGCCACCTTGCGCCCCTTCCGGGGCGATGACGGTCAGGCTGACCCAGACCAGGCGGCCGACAACCGACTCCTGATCGGTTACGGTTGTTTCACGGACGATCGTCCAGCCGGACGGCAGTGCCTCTCCTACCGCAAAGGCAATCGGGCGCGGCAAGGTGATGGAAAACGGATTGTTGTAATCGATGCCGATCAGCGCCGGGGGAACCCAGCCCGTGCCGCTCAGGCTGATCCGGTGTCGGCTCCAGTGCGAGACGATGTCGGCCGCGCCGTTTGCCAGGCGAGCCGCAAACGCCCCGCCGATGCGGCTGATTTGCTGATCGAAATCAAGAAACGAGATGAGGCTGATCGTGCGCCCGGCGATGATGAGCGGATCGTTCATTACCGTCTGCCTCCGGCAAGCGCGGCGCGCCTGAACACCTGGGTGATCTGTTGGGCAACATCGACGGAAGCTGCCGCCTCATAGCGACCGAGTTTGCCGAAATCGAGAATCAGCGGCGTGGAGCTGGTAGCCGGCGATTTGGCACGATCCACAGACGGGACACTAAGCCGGGACGCCAGGCTGCTGCCAAGTTGCCCACCGACGGCGTGCCTCGGCAACTGCATGGCGTTAATTCGACGCATGTAATCGGCCCCGTAATAACGCACGGCAGGGAGCTGCATAACCCACTCACCCGGCGTCCCCCAGTAGAGCATGTTGTCGGCGCGATCATGCGGCGCCGACCCAGGCAAGGCGCCGCCATAGGCACGCGCCGGCGCATCGGCCACATCCGGTATCGGCGCGTTACTCGCATTCACCGTATTAACGGTCACGGTCACCGTCTTGTCCTTCAGCTCGGCCAATTGGTTGGTCAGGCCCTTGACCTTGGTCTCCGCATCGGTAATGTCGGCCTTCACCTCGACCGTGCGCGCCTCTTTGGTCAGCGCATCGAGCTGCTGCTGCAGCTCACCGAGCAACTTCGCTTGATCCGCCGCCCTGGCCTGCGCTTCGGCTGATTTCTTCTGGTCGAGCACGGCGCCGGCCTCCTGATTCTTGGCCAGATCGTTGCTGATGCTTTCAATGCTGGCCACGTCGCCGATATCCTGCGCCAGCTGCAGCGCCTCCTTCAGTCGCTTTTCGGCTGCGCCCGAGGCCGCATCGAATTTCTTGATGTCGCCCTCAATCGCTGCCATACGCGCCCGGGCCGCCTCATAGCTGCCCTGACTCTGCAGGTCGGTCATCCGCGATGCCTTGGCGGCGGCCTGGTCTTCTTCCGACAACCCCTTGAGGCCGGCATTGAACGCCGCCGCCTGGCCGGCATCCCGAAAATCAGTTGCCTTGGCCAGCTTGGCCTTGGCCGACTCGGCGAACTTCTCGGCCTCGGCGAGCTGTTGCTGCCAGGCAGTGCGCCCGGCATCGACCAGGCGCTGCTGGTCGGCGATGCGGGCGTCAATATTCGCCTTATCCTTGGCTGCCACGTTATCGGAAGCCGTGCCGGCGACATAGGCCTTCAGCGCCTCCAGCCGTTTGACCTCGTCGGCCAGTTGCTGCTCCAACTGCGTGCGCTTGCGAGCCGAATCGGCAACAACCTCGACGGCCTTCTGCTGGCCAACCAGAGGCTTCTGCAGGACGGCGTCGATGTCGCGGCCGAGCTCTTGCCAGATGGTCTTGGCCTCGGAAAAATTCCCGCTCAAGGCGGCCTTGGCAGCGGCGGCATAACCAGCCAGCCCGATGACGACGATTTTCAACATCCGGTAGGCACCATCCAGGCCGTTCACCATGACCTTGATGAAGCCTGTGAATGCCGTTACGGCCGGGCCGCCATTGCGAAACTCATCCGCCACATTGCTGATTACTTCCGCCAGCGCTGAAGTGCCACCGACCGCCTGGTCAGTGGCGCCGACGTAGACCAGGATCTCGTTTTTCAGGATCGTGAAAGCCTGCCCAACCGTGACGGGCGCCTTGCTGAAATCGCCGCTGACCTGGTCGGCCACCTTCTGCAGGGCCGTGGCCACCGCTTCTGCGGTCAACTTGCCTTCCTCGCCCATTTTGCGCAGCGCGCCGCGTGACACACCAAGGCCGTCAGCAATCGCCTGCGCCAAGGCCGGCGTCTGCTCCATGATGCTGTTCAGCTCTTCGCCACGCAGGGCACCAGATGCAAAGCCTTGGCCAAGTTGCACGAGCGCCGCCTGCGCAGCCTGGGAAGATGATCCGGATAGGGCAATCGCCTGGTTGATCGTCGTGATCACACCAACCGACTGGGCCGCATTCAAACCAATGCCCTTCAAGGCCGGGGACATCTGTGCGTACAGATCGACCGTGCCGACCAGTTCCGAGCGGGTTGTGCTCGCCGACTCGCGCAGCAGCTGCTGCACCTCGGCATAGTCGCCGGTGTATTGCGTGACCAGCTTCAAGCGGCCAGTCATCTGGGTATAGGTATCGCCCAGCTGGATCAGCTCGCTGATGCCAAGGCTGATACCTGCGAACTGCAGGGCGTTGCGCCCCACCGCCTGCAGGCTTTTCAGCTGCCCTTCGACGGCAGCCAGCCCGGCACGAGTGTTGCCAAAATCACCCGATGCCTTGTCGATGCCCCCCAGCGCCGCGGCCGTTTTCTGGCCCTCGGCGCTGGTTTGCGCCAGGGCACGGATCGCCCCGGCGTTGGTGCCGTCGATGATCAGCTTGAGCAGCAGGCTGCCGGGCGCCGCCATGGCTATTTCCCGGAACCGGGTTTAAGTACCGCCTTCACACGCTGCCAGAAAGACGCTCCACGGGTATTCCCAGACGTGGGCGTGGCCGGCCGCAGCAAGAGCACTGGCGGTTCGTTCGAGCTGCCGGCAAGCGCCTGCCGGCCCAGCTGAACCACACGGTTCCGCATCGCGAAAAAATCGGCGTTGATCTCCTCTGCTTTCTGCCGGACGCGACGCAGCTCACTCGGCGGCAACTGGTCAATCTCGTCAGCCGTCAGAGACGTCAGCGTCATCAGGTCGGGCAGGCTGAAGTCGTCGAACAACGTGCAGTCGACCACATCGCCGACCACCGAACCGGAAGCCTTCAGCCAGGCGCGAATCTCCCCGGTAGTCAATTCCTTGACCTGCACGGGGATCTCGATCAGGCCACCGGCGGGCGTACTGCCCACGACGGTGATGTCGCCCAGGATGCGCATTACTCGATACCGCCCAGCTCGAAGTGATAGAACGGGCTGTCTGTAGCCGGCTTGGTATCGTCGGCCAGGCACTCGGCATCGCAGTCGAAGCTGACGAACTCATCGCCAACCAGCTCGATATTGCTGGCCGGGCCAAACAGCAGGCGGTAATACTCGCCATAAGCCGGCTCGCCACTGCGCTCATTGACGCCGTCGAACAGGCCGTAGCACTCGGTCGAGGTGGCCATCATGCCGTCGATGCGGGTGATGTCCAGCGCAGTATAGGTCATGGTGATGTCGTCGAGCGCCACCATGGCACCGCCGGTCAGGGGAATGATACCGGCGCGCTTGCGCAGGTAATCAACGCCCTCGACAAAAGTCGTGGCGCCCATTTGAACCGTCAGCGCCGCCGTCATGTCCTGACGTTTGAGGGTCGGGATCAGGCTGCCGAGAACGATATCGGCATGTGCCTCATCGGCGACGGCGCCGCCGGCAATCGTGGTCAGCTTGCCGCCGAAGGCGATTTCCAGAACGTTCTTGGAAAGATTGCGGAACGAACAAGCCAGCTTGACGGCCTTCGTCCGCTTGAAACTGTCGTGATTGCCACCGCCGGGCGTCTGGGTGTTGGGAATCGTTTTTTCTTCGACCTCCACCGCCATTGAGATTTTGGTGGCATTGCCGGCGGAAAGAAGCGAAGAGGTGCCGACCTTCTTGAGGTACAGCGTGCCCTTGAGAATTGCGGTAGTGACGGCCATGATGACCCTCCAAAGTGTCTGTTTAAATTACAGGGGTGACACCCGGAGTTTTTCATTCGACCGGCCGACCGGTCAGGGGGAAGCGCTTCGGCGCCTACCCCGTTGGTGACTACTGGAAACGGCCCCCGCGCACGACGATGGAGGACTCGCCAGCGCCCTTGTCATCGGCGCCGGTTTCCCAGCGGTAATACATCGTGCCGCGCTCGGTCAACGGCACATCGGCGTAATAACGCCCCTGGCGGGCGCGCACGATTGCCGGATCAATACCGAACACCAGCTCGCTCGGCACGCCACTACCGTAACGCGTCATTAACGATAGCGCGGGCGGGTCGATGTCACGACCATTGGTGTCAGCGACCCGACAAAGCAAACGGACAACCTCGCCCTTGAGATAAACATTTTCCAAAGCGATCTCCTGCCATAAATAAACGCCAACAGGCGAATCAGTCAGGCCGACCCGCGTCCGCTTCTCGATTGAAACGCCAAGGAAAAAAACGGCTGCCACGGTTCCGTCGGACACCATTGCCCCGCTGCTGCGATTGATTTGCTGCGAACTGGCCACGCCGATCAGGTGTGTCTGCCTGACAGCCGCCGCGCTTGCCTGGTTGATCTGCTGCGAATCAGTCGCGATAAGGTATCCGGAAACAACCTGCAACACCGCTGCCGCGCTGGTCTGATTGACTTGCTGGCTGGAGGCTACGCCAAGCAAATGGGTCTGGCGAATGGCCGCTGCATCGGACTGGTTGGTCTGGATCGAGTTGGCGGCTGAAATGAATGAGGTCGATGACTGGCTGACACTGGCCGCGCTGGCGACATTCGACTGCTGGCTGTCGGCGGCCACAACCTTGTGCGTCTGCTGGATGGCGGCCGCACTTGATTGGTTTTCCTGCTGGCTATCGGATACCGAAATCAGATGCGTTTGCTGGACGCTGGCCGGCGATGCCTGATTGACCTGCTGGCTGGAGGCTATCGTGACATCGTGTCCCCCGACATGCACCGATACAGTAGCAACACCCTCATCGGTACCGTCCTCGAACAGCCGATATTGCCATGTCCAATCACCATCTGCCGCGCCGTCAAGCTCAAACGACAGGTCTGGAAAGATGGTCAGCGTCCCGGAACTCGGCGCAACCTCAATCCGCCAGTAATATTCACTCCCCGGCAGGATGCCATCGTTGAGAACCGGCGACCCACCGTTGTCGCCAGTCGCCGGAATATCCGCACCGAGAATGCCAAACCCCGCATACTTTTTAACGGTATGCGCGCCGGGGATAGGCGCGAAAAGGGATACTAAATGGCTCATGAGGCCGTGTACACCCAGGTGCCTTCGCTGCCGTCAGCGAGAATCGTGGTGATGCGGTATTCGGTGCCCGAGACCAGCCCGCTGATCATCGGCAAGACGGCGGATGCGTCGGCTGTCTGGTTGGTCAGCATTGTAGCCAGCGCGCCAGATGCCTCATTGTTAACAATGATCCTTACGCCTGTTTCATTCGGCTTCAGGTTGCCCGTGCCCCAATCTCGCAGGGCGGGCAGTGTGATGGTACCGAAGCCGGATTGCTGGACGCTCGCTGCGCCGGCCGTGTTGACTTGCTGGCTGTTCGACGCCGTAATCAAGTGCGACGCTGCGCTGATCGTGAAGCTGAAGGTGTCCGAATCAATCGGCTGAGATGCCGTGTCGGTGGCGCGGACAGCCAGTCCTGAATAAACGCCGGCTGTCACCGGCGTACCTGAAATGACGCCAGCACTCGACACCGTGACGCCGGGGGGCCATGTGCCAATAGCCGAGAAGGTCAGCGCATCGGTGTCGGAAAATTTGCTGGAAACGTCGTTTACCGACAGCGCGACGCCGACGATGCCTATCTGATTGCCGATGTTCGGGCCAGGGAATGTCGGTTGCGCATTGCTACCTCCGACATCAAGAACAGCGTACGGATCTGCATTCAGCGCGGCGATTTCGCCGGGCGATGCGATATATCCGGGAATGGCGTGAAGGAATTCCAGCGCACCATTGAGCCGGAACGAGCCGCCAGAATAACCTCCACAGATGGCGGACAGGAAAAACTCGGCAGCGCCAGCGCCCATCGCACCCGACCCAACAACCGCGTCGTCTTGATAGATAACCCACTCGCGAGCTGCCGTCATGGTCAGCGTGATGACGCTGTGCGCCGTCGTCGAGATTGCCGCTGTCGTTTCGATGTCGCCGTAAGTCGATACTCCAGTCTTGATCCGGAATTTCGATTTCCCAGCGCTGCTATCCAGCCAGTGAAAGCAGTTCGTCGCGGCATCGTTGCCGCAAGTCATCGAGTTTGTGGTCGTGCCGACTTCTTTTCGTGCTTTAACTCGCAGCGTGAACGGCGCGGTCAGTGTCTGTGCAGCCGCAAGCGAATAGTGAGTAGCGGCATTGCCTAGTACGACATTCGCCCCGCCCTCGACGGCCATTCCGGCAGTGCCGGTCTTGGCCAGAAGCGCACCGTTATTGGCGTCCCAGATTCCGTTTGTGCCCTGGGCATAGAAAAACAAGCCTGCCAGCGGGTTTCCAGCATCGACCAGTAATTGTCCTGACGGTTGAGCCATGATCGACCTATGTGCTTATGTGATTTACGTTGTAGAACAACTCGAATGCGTCATATGCTGCCTGCACTTGCCCGCGGCCGTTCTGGTGCTGGTTATCGACATTCATGTACAGCGGCATCGAGTGGGTAAATGTATTTACCGGGCTGGCCGCGGCGACGGCGGCTTTTGCGGCGACGATAGCAGCGGAATAATTCAGAGAGCCGACCGCCATATCCATCAGCAGTCGTTTTGTCGATGCGTCCTGAAGCCCGTCGCTATCTCGGGCAGCGGTCAGAGATTCGAGTCGAGTCTGATACCAGCTTTGCATCTGTGTGTAGTCGGTCTCTCCCTGCAGCCATAGCCAGCTTCTACCTGCAATCGCTACAGCATTTCCGCTTAGCCACGCGTCCGCAGCGTTTCTACGGGTGCGCATGGGCGGGTAATTCGCGCCAGCAGGATCAAAGTAGGTAATCGATACCCCGCTGAATGCCTCCTTATTGATGTAGAGGGTTCCAGTTGTTGTTTCCCGCATCCACCGGACAGCCAGTCCGAATTCAGGACCAAATTGCCCTGCAGAACAACCGTTGTTGCTGGCTTGCAATTTGACATATGCAGATCCTGACCAGATGTAAACGCGATCAAATGTGCCAGCGTAAAACGTCATCAGCCCAGCATCTGAGTTAAGCGGACTAGCAGACAGGTCAGCGGATTCAGCGCGACCAATCGCGTTTGACTGGCCCCATATGTCGATTTGCCGGTTTCCGCCAATATGCCACCTTCCGCCAGCAATCACGCCGCCAGATTTCCCCGAGTACGAATCACCAACCGGCGCAGCCATGACTTAAACCGTCGGCTGGCCACTGGTGTACGTGGGGTTGCTGTTGAACTGGACCGGATTGCCCAGCGTAATAGCCTGGTCGCTGGATTCTTCAGTGACGTACAGCACCTTGGAATTGACGGTATCGACGAACGCGATGTGCATGTTCGTGCCATCAGCGACAGCCAGTAGCGCATTTCCTCCGGCTTTGCCGGTCAGCGTTGCGGTCAGCACGCGAGCAGCGCCGTCTGCACCGGCGATAGCGAAGTCACCAGTAACGAGCGCAACTTCGGCAACTTTGTTCGCGCCATTGACGGTCGCGTAGTCTGCAGCATAGGCGTTGATCAGGATTACCTTGTCGCAATTGGCCTTGAGATAGGCAAGACCGTTATCAAGAAAGTCAGTGTGTGCGTAGCGGGGCATAGCGTTACTCCTTGTTTAAATCGTTAATAGTCGGTCTGCACGCCTTCGGTCAGCGTCAGGGTTTGAAAAGCCAGCGGAAAATATCCATGACTATCGGTAATCAGGGGGTCCGGGCCATCGACGAGCGTGATCGGGCCTGTGGTGCCTGGGCATTTCCAGCCGTCCAGGGCGGCCAGCGTTTCGGCGAGCAGCGCGGCGGCCTCGTTGATGATTGGCTCGCTGCCCTTGTTCTGCCGGGCGTTCTTGACGACGGCGATGACGAAATAAGTCTCGCGCCATTGCGACGAGCTGCCGCCGTCGCTCGATTTCGGCCGGTAGCGGGCCAGCACGACATGCAGGGCTGGCGTTATTTGTGACTTCTCTTTAACGCCGGCAAGGTCGGCGGTTGAGAATACGTTTCCCTCGGCTTCCGGGCAGGTCTGTTTCAGCCGGGTGATGATGTGATCGCCAGCAACGAGCAGCGGCATGGATTACCCCACAAACGGCGTCTTGCGCCGACCGCTGACCATCTCGACCAGGCCGAGGCCGGAGACTTCCTGCGCGGCCGGGGCGGCATCGATCCGCAGCTTGCCGCTGGCGATGCCGAGGAGCAGCGCACGGGAACGCTTGGCGCGCTCGGTCACTTCTTTGGTCGGGCGATCCGAATAGAGCAGTTCGCGGGCAATGTCGCAGGCGATACGGGTCAGCAGGACCGGCACGGTGGCCAACGGCAGAGAATAACGGCCGATTAACGCTGTATCGATCTCGGCGTCCGCATCGGTAAGCGAGCGCGTGAGCATGACCTCATCGATCTCGCCCGACCCATCGCTGTCCGCCACCTGGGCGATTTCGCTCTCGGTGAAACGCTCGATCAGGTCTTGGCGCATCGCGTAGGGCATCGATCAGCCCGCCGTCTTTTCGGTATCGGCAGCCAGATAGGCCACAGACAGCAGCGGCTCGGCTTCGAGCACTTTGATGGTCTCTTCGTCCAGCTCGGCCATCGGCACGGTCGTCGGCGTCCGCGACCAGGCGCGGCCGGCCCGGCGGAAGCCCTCGACCTCGCTGGTCACGATCACGCCATCGACGACGACATCGTCCAGCTTGTCGGCAGCAGACCCTTCCCCCACGGGGGGGAGCTTTTCCTCGTCGCCATGGGCGGAGTTCGACGGGTTCTGAAGCGGAGCGGCTGGGGTGGCCACCGTTGCCGACACTTCAGCGGTGTTCCCCGTCTGGGCGGTCGCTGATGTATTCGGTTTTGCGGCAGGTTTTGCGGCAGGCTTGCTGTTGGCTTTGGCCATGATTGCTCCTGGTGGTTGATCAAGCGCTCAGAAAAGCCCCTTCGGGGGAAGGGGCTGGGTCAGCGCTCGATGCTTAGCCGGTGGAACCGACGGACAGTTGCCAATAGCCGTAGAGGCCAGTGGCGCGGGCCTCGGCGCCATACTTGAAGAGGCCGGTATCGAAGGCTTCGTCGCTGTCCAGGTTGGTCTGCTGGACAAACTCCGGACGCTGGCGCATCTGGATAATGAAGGGCTTGACGCTGGCCTTGCTGGTGACGTGCAGCATCCACATCGTTGCGCTGGATAGCGCCGGATTGACCAACACCTTGGCCATGCCGCGATAGGGGTTCGGCGTGTCGTCCTGGAGCTTATCGTTTTCCATGAGCAGCTTGGCGGTCGCCATCAGGGCCGGCGGCACCTCAAGGGTGTCTGGAATCAGGCGCAGCGGCTGACCCTCTTCATCCTTGAAATTGGTGATGGCCAGATAAGCCGCACCAAAAGAGGCATCCGCAGCGGCGCGGGTGGCATTCGACAAAGCCACGGTCAGCTTGTTGCTGACGCTGGCCCCGGCAACGGCGTGGTCGGTGTCGTAGAAGTACTGGCCATCGAAGCAGAGCTTGGTGAAAGCGTTGTTCTTCAAGTCATCGACAATGTTGTCCTGCAACTCGCTAGCCGACTCGCCAGCCTGCTGCGTTTGGGTCTTGTAGATACCAAGGCGATCATCGGCCAGGTCGTTCTTTTTGACGCCGATGGTCGTTTCCCAGTCCTCGTTCGCCACGTAGTACTTGCCAGCCGCGATGTTCTTGACGACCTTGCTGCCGATCCACTTGCGGAACTTCGGGAAGCGGCTCAACCAGGCGTAATCCTCACCGGCCGTATCGGACGGCACCTCCATGGCGGTCAGCTGCCAGTTACCAGGCGCCGCCTTGAGCGCGTTGTTGAAGACGGTTTTCAGCCCAGTGAATGCGGCGGCGAGCGTTTCTTTGTTGATGATCATGCCGCCAAGCAGGATCGCCGGAAGGCCGTCAGCCACCGAAGGCTGGAAAGCGATGGCCGGCGCCGCGAAGGCACTGGCGAGAGCACCGAGGGCGATAGCCACAACGGCGTACAAGCGGAATTTTTTCATTGCAAATCTCCTGAAAGGAAAAGGGTGTCGGTCGGCTTACTCGACCCAGACGCCGTCAGCGTCGATACCGACGACCTTGCCGGCGGCGGAGCGCGTGGCGCCGCCGTTGGTCTTGGCGACGGTCTGGTCATCGACGATGTAGCAGGTCTTGCCGAGGTCGGCCTGGACGACCGGGTCGGCTCCGAGGTTGGCAAACTTGTAGGCCTCCTTGCGGTCGACGCGCACGGTCTTGGCGCCGTTGGCACCGGCCGTGTTATCGACTGTCTCGGCGGCCCGGCCGAGATAGGTCAGCGTGGCGGCCGTTGCGCCGGGGGTAGCAAAACCCGAGGCGTTGGCGGCAACCAGGGAGCCGGCAAAAATCTTGACGGCGGTGGCGACGGGAACAGGGATCTGCTCGGCGGATTGTTTCGGGGTGTTGCGATCTGCAGTCAAGGCAGCCATGGGATTCTCCTGAAAGGATAGTTAAAGGCCGCGATCAGCGATTGGCGACGTACTCGTCTTTCGACAAGCCGAACTGCGCCATCACCTTCTCGTCGGTAGCCGTCAGCGCTGCGTCGCGCTGGCCGGCACCGGCCGGGGGATTGCCGTTGGTCTGCAGGCCTTGCAACGCGACAATCGGCTGAGCTTTTTCGATGTAGGCGGTCAGTGATGCGAGATTGGTCTTGCCGAGATCGAGCGCCCATTCCTCTTGGTCGGCCACCAGCTTGCCTACCGCTCGCGCGTCCGCAACGATCTTCTTGACATGGGCTTCATTGATCGATGCCGTCAGGGCGGCGACTTGGGTCTGCATCGCCAGCATGGCGTCTTGCGCCTTACTGTCGGTACCTTGGGCAGTCAGCGCCGTGACCTTCTCCTGCAGGCTGGCAACGGAATCCGCCTTGGCGGTCAGCGCGGCAATGGCCCCGAGGGCCTCCGCCTCGCTGGCAGTCTCGGCAAGGCCGATGGCTGCGAGTAGTTTTTTAAGCATGTGAGGTACCTCCTCGGTTGAAAAATCGTTGGTGTCGCCGCACAACGCTGTCAGTGCGACTTCGGACATGCCGGCGATGCCGACAAAGTTGGAGAGCGCGACCATGCGGATATCGAGCACGGCGCCGGTGGCGGTGTCGTATGAGATGACCGGGCTGATGTACTTGTATTCATCGTCGGCGATGTAGCCACGAGCGCGCGGCGACCACTGCGGATCGATGGCGAAGACCCCGGCGCCGGGGCGATACTCAAGCGCCGAGCCGATGAACCAGCCGGCTGCGGGCGCGGGCTGGCCGTTCGTCTCTTTGTGCAGCGTCTGGTGTTCGTAGTCGATTAGGATCTTGTTTGGCTTGGCCGCCATGCGGGCCAGCAGCTTGCTGGCGATGTCGGCGTCGATGTGCCAGGCGGCAACCTCTTCCGGGCGACCGGAGCCATCCGCAGCGCGGAAAAAGCCATCCGGCAGCAGCTGGATCTCGCCAGCGCCGGGCGTCAGTTCAAACGTGAGGGCCGCGAGGGCCGTTTTGCGGATTCGATGTGCCATGGCGCCGATTGTGTCGGCGCGGGCATCGTCCGGTCAGGGGGAAGCGCTTCGGCGCTTTGCCTGTGAGGAGTTGCAAACCTAGCAGCGATTCAGCGCTACCTAATCAGGACCGCAGCTCGCCAGCCACCGCTGATCAAAACTCTTGTAAGCCTTTCCGTCATCGATCACGACATAGTCGTCTATCGCATAAAACCTTACGGCCTGTGCATACCCACCGAATCCATTGCGGCCACTGACAAAACCGCAAACCACGGCGGTTCCTGAATACCACGACACGAAAGAACTCCGAAATCGGGCGCTGTCAGGGTCTAGCAAATGCCGCGCCGTAACCTGCTGCGCCAGCAATATGCGCCTTGGCGCATTGGCAGCATCGGTAGCCTCAAGCCTCCTCGCCGCAATTCTCCGCTTGGCAATATCGGCTTCTTCCGCTGCCTTGGCTTCTTTCGCCTGTGTCTCTTTCGACTTGATTGTCGAGCATGGCGCTTTTGAGTAGATGACCTCGCCGTCTACAAAGCAGCGGTACTGGCCGACCTGCGCTGTCTCGTCGTGGCATGGCTCGCCCTGAATAACCGACCGCCCGCCGACGTTGCAGCGATACGGGTCCGCCTGGACGGCCGTGGCTACGAAACCAAGAATCAGGGCAACCAGAACCCGCATGACGACCTCCCGAGGAATATGCCGAATGATACGACCGTAGCCCATCCGCTGTCGATTTTCAAAAAACGGCCGGGCGCAGCAGATTGGCAATGCCCGGAAACAGCGTTACTGCCCCGTTAATAGCCGTTTTTGCTCATTGACCGCGGCGCAGATACCGGCGACCCACCCAAAAACGCAACAGAGCGCGATTGTGGCGTTTTGGCTTTTCAGCCGATGGCCTGGCCGGCGAAGTTGTCCAGGATGTCGAGGACGGTGGTTTCGTCGTCGGCCGACAGGCCGAGGAACGGGCGGGCGGGAATAGTCCCGTCTTCGCTACCGAACTGATGCACGGCAGCGCCGCCTTCCCACTCCCCGGCAAAGCGGTTGGTGCCGATCTCGACGCCGTTGCCGTTATCGATCAGTTGGTAGGTGATGGTGTCCTGCAGGATGCCGGTGTCGACCAGTGGTCTCATGTTCGCAAGTATGTTCGCCGTTTTCTTGGTGATTCTGCCCTTTTTATCGTAATACCCCTTCTTATCGCCAACCCTAACCGTCCCAACCTTGCGCGTCTCTACATCCGAGAAATAAGCATATGCAGTAGTGATCTCGTTGAGTCGCTCGATAACCGTGAGCGGGCTAAGTGATTTCCACTTCTTATCGTCAGGACCGACACTTGTTGTAAAGCGCTGCTTGGTCGATTCGGTCAGTGCCTCGCCGATGGCCAGCATGGCCGGCGACATGTCGCCGATGCGCCGGGATATTTCAGCCAGGCGGGCCAGCACCGGCTGGCTGAGCAGCGTGGCGCCGATGTTATCGGACACTTCGCATGTCCCGCAGGAAGGCCTTGCGCAGCGGGTCGGGCAGGCCGGCGGCCTTGTCGTTGATGAAGGTGTCCAGCTCGCCCTGGGCATTGGCGCCGGGCGCGTAGGCCCAGCCTTTGTCGATACCCGGAAGCTTGCCGGTTTCGTCGGGCGTATCCCAACCGGCCGGCGGCTCGGTGGCGTCGCCCTGCTTGGGCTTCGGCACGGCCGTCACCCGGCAGCGGCAGCCCCAGCCGTTGGGCGGGAAATGGGTTTTCCAGAATTCGTGGTCTTTCGGCAGGGTTAACTTCTCGCTGCCCCAGCGATGGTGCAGCGGGCGCGGGTGCAGGACGCTTTCGTTATGGACGTAGCGCCAGTACGGCATCAGCGTGGCCAGGCGCGGGTCATTGAGCTGCGCCCAGCGGCCGGCGGCGTAGCTGGTGCGCAGGTTGGTCTCGTAGATGACCTTGGTACGCCAGGCGAAGCCGCCCGGCGTGCCTTCACCGGTCCAGCCCTGCCAGCCGTGCTTGCCGACGATCTCGCGGAAATCATTGCGGAAGGTTTCCAGCGTCGTGCCGGTGGCGATGGCCTTGTCGACCGCCTGGCGCAGATCGTCGAGCAGATCGGCCTTCATCGCCCCGGCGACCATGAAGGCGCGGTCGTGAGCAGCCTGCCAGACATCGTCCCATGCCTCGGTCGGCATGTTGAGTTTGGCGCGAAAGAAATCGATCTGCTCCTGGAAGGGGAGGTCGAAGCCGGCGGTCAGGGATGGGACGGGCATTATTTCTTGGCCTTGCTCATGGGGTGGCCGAAATGCCAGCCGTCGCAGTAGTCGCAGCGATAGGGCTCGGTGACCTCCCCTGGCTTTTTCCCCTTGCGCTTGAAAACGTTGCGCATGGCGCTGGCGGCGTCCGCTCTGGTCTCATGGCGAATCTTGCCGACGCAGGAGGTCAGGCGATGTTGTTCAGTTCCCACTGAGCACCTCGGCACGGCCACGCAGATCAATCGCCGCCAGCGCGGCAGTCATCACCGTTACCAGCTGGCCTGCCGGTAACGCCGAATAACGAGACAGGAGCAGCTCGCGGAACTGCGCCATGCTCCCTGCTTGGTCGAGCATGGCGGTGATGACATCGACCCATTCGGCGACCTGCTGGTCGGCGCTGGCGGCCAGCGTCGGCGCCATCTTGTCGGCGGTGTCTTCGACCGGCAGCGTCTGGGCGGTCAGCGCGGCCTGGGGCGCCGGTTCCACGGTCAACGGCAATTTTGGGGCGATTTTCAAAGGCTCCGGCTCCGGCGCCGGCTTCGGGGCGCCGAAGACCGGCTCACCATCGGCAGCTTGCGGGATGCACAGCTTTTCGTGCACCCAGCTCACCGGGATGCGGGCGCCGCCCTGGGCGAGCTTGGGAATGGCGTCGGCGAACAACGCCAGATCCTCGGCTTCGCCCAGGTCAAAGACGAAACGCGGGCAGCGGCGCAGGCCGTCGATGCCGGGCAGGTTGAGCGTGATCAACGGGTAGATCAGGTCGCGGGTCAGTGTGCCGGCGATCTGGCGGGCGTCCGACTTGCGGATGTCGCTGCGCACCTCGCCCTGTAGATCGGCGACGCCGCTGCCCATGCCGGTTGCCTTGGCCTCGGCGCTGAGCACCTGACCAAGGATGGCCTTGGACTGGCTGCGCTCGGCCCAATCGACCATGGCCAGGTGGGCGGCGCTGTCGCCGGAGCCGGTCACCTTCTGGATCTCGATCTCCATTTCCTTGGGCATGATGGCGCGGGCGTCGTGGCCCAGCGCCGTCACCGCACGCATCAGGCTGGCCTTTTCGTCGGGCATGGCGCCCTGGTAGTACTTGCCGATGATGATCGGAAGGCCGTAGGTTTCGAGGAACTCGGCCAGATCGCCGATGCTGTACGACTTGTAGATGAACGGCCAGACCAGCACGCGATAGAGCGCCATGCGGCTCTGGTAGCCGGTCTTGGCCTTGCCGTGGGTGTGCATGATCCAGCCCATGGGGATCAGCCCGGCGCCCTCGGCGCTACCGTCAGCCAGGCGCAACTGGCGGCGATCCGGCGACAGGCGAAACCAGTCCTGCGGGCGCGGGTGAAACTTGGGGATGCGCTCGCCGCCCCACGATTCCCACTCCAGCTCGATGGGCGCGAAGCCGTGGCCTACGGCGTCCATCATGGTCAGGATCACGTCTTCAAGGTCATCGACAGCCGTGCGCAGGATTTCTTCTGCCCAGGCGGCAGCCTTCTTCTCGGCGGCATTGGCATTGGCCGGCGGCTCAACCGACCAATCGAGCGTCAGCATGGCACCCTTGCGCTTGCCCACCTCGCACTGCAGGTGCGCGTCGCGGTCGAGCATGTCTTCGAACAGGCGGTGCTGGGCGGTGATGTCGCCCTGATCGGCTGCAGCAAGGATGGCGGCAGCCCGGGCCGGCGTCAGGCCGGCGAGCTGGCCTTCGATGTAGGTGTTGGCCAGTTGGGCGACGCTGGCCGTCTGCGGTTCGGCGATGGCCTTGAGGTCGAACGGTTTGCCGTATTGGTCGAGTAGTTTTGCCATGATGGCCCCTTAGAACATGCGCCGGCTGGTGTGGCCGTAGTCGGAGTCGCGGCCAGCGTCGGGACGGCGCGACAGGGATTCGAAGCCGGTGCAGACGCCCGAGACATCGGTGTGCATGGCGTAATCGGCGAGGAAGACCGACACGGCAAAGTCGCCGTGGCGCTGCAGCTTCGGGCCGTCGCCGGCCTGCGTCTTGGCCTTGGCCAGCTTGGGCACGCCGTTGATCTTCTTGATGGCGCGCAAGTCGTCGCGGCACTGGTCGTCGAGCGGCAGGCCGTCCAGCGTCGCGTCTTCGAGGTGCGCCTTGAACTTCGGCATCTGCTCCATGTAGAACTTTTCGGTCAGATGCACCTGCTCGATGCGGTCATGGCCGTAGCGGTCGGCGGCGTGCTCGGCGATCTGGCCGCCGTTGCCGTTGGCGTCATGGGCACCAAAGCGGAAGCGCGGCAGGCGGTCGACGATGTAATCGAGGATCTGCTCCTGTTGTTTGTAGGGGCACTTGGCCAGCTCGACGACCAGGCGCGGGCGCTTGACGGTGTCGCTGCCCTCCTCGAGGACGGTGATGACCGTCAAGTCGCCAACCCGCGCGAAGTCCTGCCCGTAGCCATGCACGCGGGCCTTGTCCAGCTCGGCCAGTACCGGCGCCAGATGTTCCTGGCACCATTCGGCTACCTCGCGGGCACGGGTTGGCTCCGGTATCAGGGAGAACTCGGCAGGCCACTTGGCGCGGACGATATCGACACCCGGCTTCATGCGCGCTTCGATCAGGGCCAGCGGCAGGAAGGCGCCGCCACCCTGGGCGGGGATGACGTCCAGTTCCTCGGCCGCGTCGTCGCCGTAGAACTTGCGCACGCCAGCCACCCACTTGTCCTCTGCCTTCTGCGTCCAGGCCATGCCCTTGCGCAGGCAGACGCGGCGGAACAGGCCATCCTCGACGGCGCGGGCGAAGGTGATGCGATGCACGGTGCCGCCACGCTTGCCGGCGCGCACCTCGTTAATGAGTTCGTTAAAGGGCGATTCGTCGCCGTTATGGGTCGAGATGATGCGAACCTTGTCGCCCCACATCAGCATGGCCATGGCGGCCTTGATCAGCCCTTCGAGATCCGGGGCGAAGGCGGCTTCGTCGATAACCACCACACCCTGCTTGCCGCGCAGGTTGGCCGGGCGCGACGACAGCGCGACGATGCGCTTGCCGGACTTGGGGAAGTCGATCTTGTAGGTCTTGATGGCCTTGGCGTCGCCGCCCTTGCCGTCGTCGTCGAAGAAGATGCCCTCCTCGATCTCGCCGGCCGCCATGTCGAAATGCCGCGCCCACATGGCGCAGGCTTCGATGTACTCAATGGCCATGTCCTGCGTGGCCGAGATGTAGAACACGTTGCTGCCGCTCTCGCTGGAGGCGATCAGCACGTTGTCGGCGGCCTCCGCCCAGGTCAAGCCGATCCGGCGCGATTTCTCGGCGATCTTGAGCGGCGAGTCGTCGGCGATCCACTCCTGCTGGTAGATCAGCAGGGCGGCCGGCGGGTTGGGCTGGCCAGCCTCCTGGAGGGCTGCGGCGAGCGGGTTCTTGATCAGCGTCACGCCGCAATCCCCAAAATTGACCGCTTGATCTCATCGACCGTGGCCGCCGACATGCCGCCCTTCTTGGCCAGCTTGGCGACCTTCTCGGCGGCTTCGCTGGCGCGGGCCTGCACCGTGGTCTTGAACTGCTTCTGGGCGATGCTGGCGCGGGCCAGCGTGGCGATGTTCTTGGCGGCCTTGCTCATCAGGCCGAGCCGGTCGGCCGGCGTCACATCCGGGTCTTCTGCCTCCTGGATGGCGATGATGCTGTCGAACATTTCCGTCTGCACCAGGGCGATGACGGCTTCGCTGCGGGCGTCCTGGTCGTCGCCGGCGGCTTCGGTGATCATCTTGGCGGCTTCGGTGCTGGCCTTGATGGCGGCCATGCGGCGTTCGATCTTCTGGCCGTGGCGGTGGATGGCGCTCTTGCTGATCTCGAAGCCCTGGCCGCGCAGCAGTTCTTCGAGTTCCTTGTAGCCGGAGAAGTTGGCTTCGGCCAGCGCCTGATTCAACCAGGCGCGGGTTTCTTCCGGCAGCGCGGTGATGCTGGAGGCGCGAGCCATCTCAGCCGGCCCAGTATTTGGTCGGGCGCGCAATGCCCGGCTCGCAATCGACCGTGTATTCGGCGAGGTCGGTGCCGGTCCGGGTCAGGTCGGACCACCAGCGGCCGGATGGCTCCTTGCGCAGCTTGACCAGCTCGCGGTCAGCCAGGTAGTCGAGCTGCTGGCGCACTTCGACGGCGGTGACGTCGGGGAAGATGGCGCGCATGGTGTCCTGCACGATCTCTTCGCAGAGTTCGCTGGGGCGGGCGTTGTAAAGCGCCAGAATGAGATACCAGCGCAGGCTCTCGCGGCGTACTTTGGCGTGATCGATCATTGTATTTTGCCTTTCAGTTGGGCGTTTTCGAGGCGGAGAGCGAGGCCGTCGAGCTTGGCTTCGATGACGGTCTGATTACGGACGTAGTCGTCACGCATGACGAAGGTCATGGGCAGCTCGGCCTTGAAGAGTAGGAAATCGCGCTCGATGCGCCCCCACTCGGCGGCTGCTTTCTCCAGGGTCGAGAAGCGCTGGTCCCAGTGGTCCTGGGCTTCTTTTCTGGCTTTCTCTCCTGCTTCTTGCGCTGTTTCTCTGGCTTTATCCTGCGCAGCGAAACGTTCTGTCTGACGCTTCTCAACCTGGCTGAGCAGGATCTTGCCGAAGGCGCCGACGCAGCCGAAGAAAGCCAGCAGCAGCAGGATCAGGTTCCATAGATCGATTTGAACCATCGTCATTCCGCCATCCCCCAGTCAAATGGTGCCCGCTTCTCGATGTCCTTCTGGCACTCGATGCAGGTCTTGACGCCGGGTATGGCGCGGCGGCGACCCTCGGGGATTTCGCCGTCGCACATCGTGCAGACCTTGGCGCTATCACCTGCCGCGGGCTGCACGTGGCGAGCATGCTCGGCCAGCGCATCGCTGCGCATTTCCTGTTCGCGCGCCTGGGCGCGGTCAATGTCGTCGGTCACTATTTTTCCTCGGCGTAAAAGTCAGCTATGGCTTTGAGCCGGCCGCGACAGGTTTCGTATCCGCGCTGGCATTGGCCGACCCAGACCCCGACATCGGTATCGGTGGCAAAGGCGGCATCGGCGCGTAAAGGTTCGCTGGCGGCTTCCGGTAAGGCAGCGGGCTTGAGGCTGGCGGTGCGGTTGAGCACGCGGACAGCAGCGCCATCAAGGCAGCGGCGGCCAATAGTGAGACGGCGGATTTCATTGTCTTTCTCCTGGGCAAGGGTCTGCAGGGCGTTCTCCTGCGCGGCCAGGCGGGTAACCAGTTCGCGACCGAAGGCTTCAGCTTCGGTCAGGTCATCCAGGTGCTGCTGCAGATCGACAGCGCGCTGTTCCGTATAAGCCCGCTTGACGCGGGTTATCTCGGCATCTTTGCGCCAGCCTTCGGCCGTCCAGCCAGCGGTAAAACAAAAAACAGACAGCACGGCGGCGGCGAACAGTTGCAGGTTCATGACCTCCCCCCTATGCAGCGCTTGTATTCGCCCTGCCGGCGATTCCACAGGCCGCTGCAACCGCTACCGGCCTGCGAGCAATCGCGCCCCTGGAAGAAGCGCCAACGAAGGATTTCGGCGCAGGCGCCGGCGTAGTCCATGTCATTGAGCTTGCCGACCAGCGACGAGTCACAGAAGGCTGTCTTGCCGATGTTGTAGGCCAGGCTGATGTAGACGTCGTATTCGTTCTGAGCCAGCGGCACGGTCACGCACTGGCGCAGCGCGCCCTCGAACTGCTCGACATCCTTGAGCGCCCGCGCCAAAGCCTTGGGCGGCGTTGTGCGGTCGCCGAGCTGGACAGCGCTGCCATCGGCGCGCGTGGTGCTGCCGAAGCCCACTGTTGGCTTGTCGCCGGGCACGGGGATCACGGCCTTGTCGGTGTAGCCCTCAGTGACCACGAGGCCGACCAGCGCGGATGCCGACAGCGCCATGAATACCGGGGCGAAGCGCAGGTTACTCACTTTCCACCACGGCTTTCTGGCCAGCGTATTTCTGCGCCACGTTGCCGATGATGTAGGCGCCGACGGTGCCGATCACGACGGCTTTGTAATCGCCCGTAGTGATCGCCTTTTCCAAGACCAGCCAGGTGGCGCTGGCCAGCGACAGCAAGGCGAGGATGAATTTGCGCGAGGCGTAGCGATTCATGGCTGGTGGCGCTCCTTGAACAGGGATGGCGAAAACAGACAAACCGACTGCGTCTCGGGGAAGAACATGGCGCGCAGCTCCGGCGTGGCGCCGGCCTTGCAATAGCCGTAGCCAGCCAGGCCATAGCGCGGCTTGTTGGCTTCGGCAGAGTCGAGATAATGGAGACAGTCGCGGCAGGTCATGCCGCAAGGCTAAGGCTGAGGCAGGCGTGGCTACAGAGGGAAGCGCTTCGGCGCTAGTCGACTGACGAGGTCGAGAAAAAGCCCGCACTGGGCGGGCTTGGGGGTTTCAATTTTCGGCTTTTTTTCGGGTTGACCGTGGGAGTCGTTTTCGTAGTAGACACCAAATTAGGTGTCTATAAGGCGTTCGGCGTCAATATTCCGTGCTCGCAAACATGCGCGGAAACTCGCCGCCAGCGGCAACCTCAATCGCAAGCTGCTCTCTGAAGGTCCGCTTTTCTCCGGTCTTGCATTCGTTCTCGTCCGTAACAGCAAATGTCAGGCGGTCGAGTTCGTCATCATTCAATTCGCGGGCATCCTCGCTTGATTCAGGGTCGTCGACGTAATGCTCCGTGTAGTCCTTGACACAGGCTTCCAGGCTTTCGCCAATCCACCAATCGCAATCGTTCATTTCGATGATTTTCATTTTCTATTCCTCTCGTAAAAATTGCCGCCGAACCCGTTGGTCAACCAGACCGGCCCTGACGGGCCGTCTGGTTACCGCTGGCGTTCGGCGTCGGCGTTTTTTCACATTCCGCATCAACCTCGGAATCACTCATCTGAGCGAGCTTGAAAATCAGTTGCATTTTCTTTGTGCTCATTTCTCCGCTCAATTCTGCTCGTGCGCCTGAGTGATTCTTGGCCGCGATTACAAAGAGGGTTACGCCATCTGGCGGGTTGTTTTTCGGAAGAGGCGCTTTCCATTTGCTCATGTTGTTTCCTTTCTTCGATCACGTCGAACCAATCAGTCGAGAGGACGGCGTAATAAGTCTTTTGGTTGTAGCGAAGGCACAGCGCCGACGCCTTTCACTTCAAGCGTTCGGCGTCACTTCCGTATCTCAATGTCTGGCACGATGGCGGCTGGCTTGAAAACAACCCGGTACTGGTATGGGCTGGACTGCGCTCCGGTGACCTGCTCGGCGAAATACGTCACGTTGTCAGACAGCCCGAGGAAATGCTTCTTGTATTCGCTCGGCCCGGTCTTGCACGTAACGGCGACAGCCTTGGTTTCGGTGGCGCTCCCAATTGAGCACAACCCCTCGATGCTCAGCATGTACTCGCCCGTTATGCCGTTGTAAAACACGATGCGCCGAGTCAGTTCGAAGTTGTCTGCCGCCTTTGAGAGATTCGAGGAGGCCACATTCGCATCGCTGCATCCGGCGATTGCCGCTGCCGCAAAAATCAAAGCCAATATCTTGTTCATGGTGTTTCCTTTCAGTAAAAAATCGCTTATCAACCAGTGCCGCCGAACCCATCGTTCAACCGGACGCGCCGCGATAAAGCCGCGTTGCTCCGGTTATCTCAGGCGTTCGGCGTCAATGCAGCCCGCGCCCGTTTGGCACGTTTCTGGTATTCGTATGTCGCACTCTGTATTGCGCGCCAGTATTCAGACACATCGGCTTCCGCCTGCTCAAGCTCAAGTTCTGCACGCGCAGGGGCGCCAATATCACCCCCGTCTGCAACCTCGCATCGCTCAATGGCGCCAGCCATCCGGTTCAGTGCGGCCAGCAAATTACCTGCGCAAATCGCCAAGTGGTCGGCATCAAACAGCGCGCTCTGCACAAGCTTTTTCTGTTCATCGGTCATCTCTTCCCTCCTCCGTTCAATCTGCCGCCGAACCCATCGCTCCAGGCGACACGCCGCAAGCGGCGCCCGCCTGAGCTAGTGCGTTAGGCATATTCGATGGCGACGCGAATTCTCTTATCCGTTGGCGTCTCAATGGTTTTTTTGCTGGCCTCTCTTTTGGCATTCGGTTTGTTGGCTGCAAATCAAGCGCCTCGTTGGTTAACTGTTCCGGCTTACCTGGCATTTTCTTGGCCCACGAGTTTCATGTCGAAAATTTTCCCTAATACGGCTTGTCTCGATGGGCACGAAGTTTGTGGCTATGCAGGTAGCGCCTATCTTGCTACGGCTATTTTTCTGCTTGTTTTCTATTCGGTAATTGCGTTTTTCATTTTTTCCTGGCGGTTCTCCCATGTTTCCTCAAAACATCCCGCCTAACACTCCGCTCCAGCCGACCGTCAAAAAGCTGCGCTTTTTGCCGTCGGCTGAGCTTTCACGTTGGGCGGCATCAAAACAACTGTCCCTGCTGCACCATTTCCGGCGCCATCGTTGGTGCCGGGCTGTTGATGATGTTCTCGACGGCGCGGTTGCTGATTGGCCGGAATTCCTGCGTCAGGATGCCGACGGCGCCGCGGCTGCTGTGGCCTTGCTGCAGCAGCTGGTCGTAGCGCTTGATCATGCGGCAGTTGCGGTCGTGGCGGACGGCGTTGGCGCACAGGGCGATATAGACCTCGTCGCCGTTGAAGCGCTCGCATAGGCGCTTGGCATGTGCTTCGCCGACGATCTCGACGAGGGCTTCCCAGTTGTCGCCATCGCGACGGGCTGGAAAGCGGATATCACGGCCGCCAAATTCACTGACCAGGGACATGGTCGGGCCGTGGCCGATGATGCTGACGATGGTCTGGATGGTGTTTGGCAGGGCCATGCTTAACCCCCGAGTTTCTGCTGGCGCTTGACCAGCGCGGTGATGACGGCCTGCTTGCCGACGGTGTCGGCCCATTCGATGCGGTCCTTGCCGGTCAGCTTCTTGACCATGGTCGGGCCGAACTTCGAGCGGTGGATGTAGGCCCAGGGCAGCTTCATGTCGGCGAGCAGGGCTTCGATCTTCTGCAGCTGCGGATCGCCGTCGGTGGTTTTCGGCTTGCCTTCATAGTCGTGGTAGCCGGCGGCCTTGTTGAGGTGGGTGAGGACGCGGCTGACTTCGGCATAGTCCATGTCCTTGAGGCTGGCCTTGCCGGTGATTTCGCGCTGGATGCGCTGGCGCTCGGCATCGTCGATACCGGCGGCGCGGCAGGCGGCGTGGATGGCCTTGATGCGGGCGGCCTTGCGCAGGCCGATGGTGCTCATGGCCGACCTTTCGGCGCCAGCACGGCCAGGCAGGCTTCGTGGTAGCCATTGACGGCAGCGGCAAAGACATGCACGGGCCACCAGGCCAGCGTCTGAGCGCGCGGCGCGCGCAGCGGGAAGGCGGCGCGCTTGGCGGCCAGGTTGAGTTGCGTCCAGGCGTCTTGGCTCATGGCTGTTTCACTCCAGGGATTCCGGCGAGTACTTCGTGTTCGTAGCACCACCAATAGGGCGGCCGCGGGGAACGGCCGGTTTGTTCGCAGCGGATGCGGCCGAGGCGGACTTCGTACATGCGGCCGACGTAGCCGTTGTCGACACCCAGCTCCGGGGCGTAGGCGACCAGCACCGTGGCCGGCCGGTCGGTCGGCAGGATGAAGTGGGGTTTCCAGTCGAGGGCCATCGTCTTCCTTTGCGTTAAAAACCATCTCAAGAAGCCCGCGATTAACGGGCTTGAAGCGATGGTCTTAGCTGGCGACAGCATCCTTGAGCGCCTTCGATGCCGAGAAGTGCGGTACCTTCTTGGCCGGGATCTGGATGGCTTCGCCGGTCTTCGGGTTGCGGCCAGTGCGAGCAGCCTTCTGGACGACGCCGAGTTTGCCGAGCAAGGGCAGCACCGCTTCGCCCTCCTCGATCAGTGCGGCGGTGATGACGTCGCCAGCCGTCTTGAGGACGTGCTCGACATCCTTCTTGGAGACGCCGGAGATTTGGGCGGTTTTAATGATCAGTTCAGATTGGTTCATGGTGTGGCTATCCTTTCGGAGGGTTGAGAAAAAGGTGATGTGGCGGTGTTTCATTCGTCGATCTCCAGCCACTTTCCGAGCAGGCAGAAGAAGATGAATACGGGCATGAAAACGAGGTCGAGCACGTTGTCTTTGGGCTTTTCCATGGCTTACCCCGGCAGCAGGGAGGCGGCGCGGCTGGTGGTCCAGTACGCGCCGTTGGCGGTGTCGAGAATGCCGTGCTGCACCAGGCAGTCGAGCTGCGCCTGGCACAAGGGCGGTCCGTTGCGGTATTGCTTGAGCAGCACCTTGAGGGCCTCGTCGGTGGGGATGAGTTGGCCGGGGTTCATAGCTGTCCAATCCAGCCGGAGGTTGTGCGGTCAAGGCCTGCCTGCACGGGGTTGTCGACGATCTGGCGCGGCGCATGCCAGCCGTGCGGCTCACCCGCCTTCGGGCGGCTGTTGTAGAGGACGGAAACCGTATTGCTGGCGCAATCAATGACCTTGAAAATAATCCCGTGGTCGAGGGCAAAAGCGAGCCGTTCGCAGGCTTCCCGGACAGCCTCCAGGCGTTGCGCCGGGCAGCTGCAAAGATTCGCCCAGCTGCCGGATACGTTGACCTTGATCTGATAGCGGATCATTGCGACTCCTTCGGGTTCCACTCGATGAGAAAGCCACTCAGCGTGCCGCCGTGTTCCTTGGCGAAGAAGCCAAAGAACTCGTCTGCCGAAGCGAAGCCATCGGCGCGCGCCAGTTGCTCGATCTCGTCGTCAGTCAGGCGATACCAGATTCCATTGCCCGGTATCGACACGCTGCGGCTGCCGGATGAGATCGATATCTGCGTGACGTGGATGATGCGGAAGGCGCCGAGCCGGCAGACGTCACGCGTGCGCAAGCCTGTGTAGCAGTAGGCCCAGTCGCCGACCTTCGGCGGCGGGCGTTTGCCATGGGCGCGAATGGTGTGTGGCTTAGCGCCGGAGCGGACAGCGGCAGCAAATTGCTTTTTGAAGTTATAGATCGCCATCGCACACCTCCCCACCCAGCGCCTTGACCAGCGCCGGCAGAAAACGGGACAGCTCGCCGGTCATCAGCGCGAAGTCGGCGGCGAACTGGTCGTCGGCGGTTTCGGCGTTCTGCTCGGCTTCTTCCCTGAGCAGGTCGAGGAAGGCCAGGCGCTTGATGGTCAGCTTCTCATCGAGCACAAACGAAATGCGGTCGTCCCAGGTGAGCGCCAGGCTGGTCGGCAGCTTGCCGCTAGCCAGGTGAGCCTTGATCTCGCCGCCGATCTCTTTGTCGGCATCGAGCGGGCAGCGCTTGTAGCTGACTTGCGACTTCTCTTCGCCGGCCGCCTTGAGGTTGCAGTCGCGGTCGATGGTGAAGCCGTCCGGCGCCTCGCCGCCGGCCAGCCAGTCGGCCATGGCTGCCATCGGCGAAAGCTGGGTGTGCAGCTTGGTCAGCGGGAAGTCGTCGAGGCAATGGCGCAGATGCTCGATGACCTGGTCAGCCTTGCCCGGCGTGCCGGCATCGACGCAGAACCAGCCGGCTTTCGGGTCGATCCAGACGTGGGTGGCGCGGCGCTCGGGGAAGGCGCGCGGCATGAGTTCGCTGGTGACCCTTTCCCGCAATTCCTTGAGCTGCTTGCGCCCGCAGCCGTAGCCCTGAGTTTCTTCGAGCTTTTCCGCCTGGGCGCGGACTTCGGCGTTGATGACCGAGGACGGCAGCAGGCGGGTTTCGACATCGAGGCGGATCATCCAGGCGCCGTTCATGGCGTGCAGCAGCTCGCCGTCTTTGCGCGGGGCCGACCAGCCACGGGCCTGCGGCTGACTGCTGGGGCAGCTGAAAAACGGGCCACGGGCGAGCTGCTCGCGCAGCTGCTCGGCAGTGATCGCCCAGGGGGTGGGAAGGCGGTAGAGCTGGAGGTTATGGAACCACATCACACACCGCCTTTCTCGCCGTTTGCTGCCGGCGGAAGGTAGGAAATAATGATGCGCTTGGCGTCGATGTGAATCGACAGTTCGCTGGAGCTGAACAGTGCGCCAAACGCCAGAACCACGATCCAGATATATGTCCTATCTACGGTGGCGGCGAGGACGAACGAAAGCAGCGCGCACAGAACGAAAAGCCAGAAGGGAGTGATTACGATGTCCATCACGCCACCTCTACGTCTGAAATGGCTTTTTCGGCGCGCACCAAAGCGCTTTTCAGATCATTGAATTCGCCAGTTTTAGTCGGCATGTTGCCTTCGGGGTCAGTGAAGGCCCGCATGGCAGTTCTCGCCTCTTTCAGGGCCGACAGCAGCACGGCACGATGGGCAGACAGCTTGAGTGCGTCTAAATTTTGGCTCATCACGCCACCTCGCTCGTCTTTGTTTTGGCCTTGCCCTTCTTCTTGGGCGTTTCGTCTTCGCCCTGGCGCTTGGCGGCGTCGGCGATGATGGCCTTGACCATCTTTTCGACGTCGCTGTCGGTGAAGCCGATGAACGACTGGTCGGCGCCGGAGATGCGGCGGATGCCGAGCTGGCGGCGGGCGTTGTGGTCGAGTTCTTCGAGGGCGCCGATGTTGAGCGTTTCCTCGGTGCGGATGAGGACCGGGGCCATGTCGGCGAACTGCTGCAGGGCGCGGATGCGGGCGATGACGTTGGCTTCGTCGTCCCAGTCGAGCTGGTCTTCGGCTTTGCGGAAGCCGCACTTGACGCCGTCCTGGGTGATGCTGCGCGGCCGGGTGAAGAGCTGCGGCGCGGCATCGACCAGGCGCTGCAGATCGGACTTGGCGGCGGCTTCTTCTTCGGCGGCGGCGTCGATGCCGACGCGGTGGGCGGCATAGATCGGCGTGATGGCTTCGGCGATGGCGCTTTCCAGCGCCGTGGCGCGGCTGACGCAGTCGCGGTGGGTGTCGGCCAGGCGCTGGGCCGCGGCGCGGATTTCGGTGATGGTGATTGCCATGGTGTCTCCTAAAGGTGGCAGTAGTTGATGAGGTTTTTGCGGCGGGAGAGCGGGCCGTCGGGTGATACCAGGGCTTTGCCGGCGTCGGTCAGGGAGAGGCAGCCGTCTTTCTTGCCGAGGGCGGGCGCTGTGAGGTAGCCGCGCCGGGCAAGACGCCAGGCGGCGTCGTTCATGTAGCGGCCAAAGCGTTCGGCGACCTGTTCGCTGGTCATCTTTCCGGCGCGCAGGGCGAGCATCAGGCGGTGCGCGGAGCTGCCGGGGATGACGCCGCCGAAGGCCTTTGGAGCATCGGACCTTGGGCGGGCCATCAGGCGGCTTCCTGGAAGAGGCCGAGGAAGCGGCGCAGCTTGGTGACGGCTTCGGATGTGAGCTTGATGTGGGCATCGTCAAGGCCGTCATCGACGAGGAAATCCATGCTTCCGTCGGTGAAGATGCCGATCTCGAGGTCGTCGGCGTCGACGTCGATCTTTACCGGGGCGCGGCGATCCGGGACGGCCTTGATCTCGATGGTTTCGAAGGCTTCGTCGGGCATCTTGAGGTTTTCAAGATCGATGGCGGCGGCCATGTCGATGAGTTGTTGCTTGGCTGCGGGGCTGTCGCTGGCAGTCACGGCAGGGGGTTCCGTTTTTGGCTCGTTTTTCGGGTTGACCGTAGGGGTGGCCACCCACAGGCCACGGCTCGGATTGCTGACGGCGTCGTCTTTCTTGAGCATGACGAGGTGGCTGGTGATGGCGGGTTCGCCGACCAGGGCTTCGAACTTGGCGACCAGTTCGCTCTTGGTAATGCCGGCCGGGCCAGCCGCCTCGATGGCGGACAGCACTTGCTGGCGGGTGACTACGTTGTGTTTTGACATTTCAACCTCCGGTTTTTCGGTGATGGGCTGGACGGCACCTGGGGCGGCCAGCGGGTTGCGATACGGGCAGGCGGCGCGGCCGGCATCGGTGATGCGGTAGTGGTTGTCGGCAACCACCACGAGGCCAGCCTTGATGAGCCAGCCGGGCAGGCTGCCGTTGAGCCGCTCGTTGATTTCGCTGGTCGTCATCGGCCCGGCGCGCAGCGCGAGCAGGGCACGACCTTCAAGGTTGGTCGTGGTGATCGTTTTCATCGGGCGGCCTTCACCCAGGCGAGGTGCCAGCTGTAGCGCAGGCGGGTGTAGAACTTGATGGCGAGGCCAAGGCGCTGGGCGGCGCGCAGCGGCAGGATCAGTGCGCGGTGCATTTGAATTCCCTCCAGAAGACGCGGATATGGCCGATCAGGCCCAGCCAGTACTCGGTGGTCATGCCGTTTTCGGTGTGCCGGCGCCACTGGCCGCACTCTTCGCCGAACAGGGCGTAGATTTCCTTGGTCGGGGCGATGACGAGGTAGGCGCCGTTGCGGTCGGCGGCGACGTTGAGGACCGGCAGGGCCTTGGCGATGGCGAAGTCCCAGGCGGTTTTCATGTCGATGGTCAGGCTGTCGAAGTCGAGCCGGGCATCTTTGGTACCGATGGGGCCGCCGGGGGCCGGGGTGAATGACGGCCCGAAGATTTCCGGGAATACGCCACCGTTAATGGCGTGAATGGTTGCGCTCATGATTGGGCTCCGGGTTGCTGCGGTTTGTGGGGGCAGGTCTGGCAGGCGAGCCAGAGGGTTTCGGCATCGGGAAAGCCATACGGGCGGGAGCGAAAGGCAACACGCTGGCACTGGACCGGCTGCTTTTCCTGCCCGTCGTGCGGGCAGATGCGGCGGTCAAAGCGCTTGACGATGGCTTTCTCGATGTTGACGAGGCTCTTGGTACCGGCGTAGTGGCCGAGCAGGTAGCGACGGACATGGCTGTCGGACATGCCGATCTCGGCGGCAATCCAGGTGCGGCTGTGACCTGCTTCGAGCTGGGCACGGCAGAGGGCCATGGCGGGGGATTGGTCAGCCATGGTCGCCCGCCTTTACAGGAGTAATCATTTGGCGAAGCGCTTTAGCTATCGCTCTGCATTTGTCATGATAGGCAAGTGCCTCATTTGCCGTTTCTGGCCAGCCTCCGTCGATTGTTTCGCACTCGAAAACCTGAGTAGCGATCTCATCGAGAAGATCTGATGCTTCGAGCACTGTTCTTACTGCTCGAATGATTCGACGATGGTTTGCAGACATCACTCGCCTCCCTTCTCCGGCAGCTTGAAAACGCTGTCGCCGTTCGGGTCATAGACTTCATGGTTGGTCTGGCGCCAGACCGGGGCGAGGATGCCGAGGTCTTTTTCGAGCGACCAGACCACCCTGCCCTTGCTCTGCTTGGCGGTCTGCTTGCCCAGGCGCTTGACGATGCCGACGGCCTCCAGGGTGGCTATGTACTTGTAGAGGTTGATGCTGGCGGCTTTTTCGGTGCCGTTGGCGTGCGTGGAGAGCAGTTCCTTGAGGGTGGCGACCTTGTGGGCACGGAAGTGCCACCAGGCGCGATCTCGCAGGCCGACGGTGCGTTTGCGCGGACGCTCGCCGGCCTTGCCGGGCTTGATTTCTTCGCCGCTGGCGGCAAAGGCTTCGCCGGCCGGGGTCGGGAAATACATGCCGCGGGCGCCAGTGCCCATTTCGGCATCGAGTTCGTCGCAGACGCTGACGTAGCCGAGGCCTTTGAGGGTCTGGACGAATTTGACGACTTGTTTCTTGCTCTTGCCGGTTGTGGCGGCAAGGGCATCGAGGTCGGTGGTGCCAGCAGCGATGAGCTGCAGGATGGTTGTGCTGTTACTCATTAACGAGCACCTCCACGGGTGCCGTTGGATTTCGGTTCAGCCTTTGGAATCAGGCTTTGTTCGTGATCGACGACGAGCGTGACATTGGCGACATCGGCCAGTTCCAGGCGTTTCAGTCCCTTGAAGCCGGCGATCCGCTCGAGCGCAGCGATGGCGTTCTCGACCAGGCGATATTTGCCACCGGTCTGCTTGTACACCAGTTGGCCAACCCCTTCGCCGACCTCAACCTCGGCCAGTTCGCGCACGAAATTCACGGTGTCCAACTCGCTGGCGTTGAGCATTTCGCACTGGTGCGAAATCCGCGTCCGGATGTGCTTCGATTCGTTGAAGCGCTGAACTTCGCTCTTGTGGCAAATGAGCATCACATAGATTTTTGCTGCCTCGCCGACCTGCCGCAAATACTCGATGCCGGCGGCGTCGGAACCCATGCTGCGCATGTTCAGACCGAACTGGGCTTCGTCAAAAACAATCGGCGTCTGGTGCGCCTGCAGCATGGCGATCTGCTGCTTCATCTCGGCCGTGCTGTTGCTTTGGTGCTTGATGCCGAAATGCTGGCTGATGGCCCAGCGCAGGCCGTCGAGCTTCATCCCGACGTGCCCCATGACCAATACGGCATTGACGCCCGCGCCCCACTGGCTGATGTTGCGTGTCTTGCCGACACTCGGCTCGCCGTGCAACAGGCACAGGCAGGCGCTATGGCTACCGCGTTCCTCCATGAAACTGGCTGCAGCCAGCAGCCGTTTATGGTTCTCTGTTTTCACGAAATGGTCTTTCATTGCTAAACTCCTGAGTGCTGTTACGAAACGGTGCTTCAAATAGGCGGTCGGGTAGTTCGAGCTAACCGGCCGCCACCTCAGACGACGGACCCTCTCCCTCGTCTTTGTCTTTTTCCCCGTAGAACAACATGACCATTTCTTCGTGGGTCATCGCCGGGGCTTCTTCTTCAGGTTCTTCAACGGGTACCGGCATGTAGTCCGGCATCGGCACGGGCATCGGCACGGCCGGCGTCAGGTCATAGACGTTGTCCAGCTCGGCCTGGGCTTCGGCGATGATTTCTTCGCCGCGCTTGATCTTGCCGGCGGCGCGCATGCCGCGCAGACGCTCCATTTCGGGCACCGGGAAGGCCGCCACGCGGTGGCCGTTCCAGGCGGCTTCGCCGAGAAATACGCCGTCGAGCGTCAGCAGCCAGACCTTGTCCGGGTTGTGCAGGTCGTAGCGGACGCGGACCTTGACGCCTTCGGGCAGCAGATCAACCAGGTCACGCTTGGCGTAGACGTTGCCGAACAGGCTGACCAGCCCGCGCGTCGGCTTGCGGACCACCTCGGGCATCCACAGGGCGTGGATTTCGGCGTCGTTCGGGCCGAGGACGATGGAGTCGCGGTCCATTCGTGCTTGATAGGCGTCTTCGGGCGTCTGGCCGTCCAGGGCGCTGTGTTCGTGGTGCAGGTTGTAGTCATTGACGCAGCGTTCAACGTCGTCGAGCAGCTGGCGAAAGCTCGGTATCTGCACGCCGCCATGGTCTTTGCGGTTGAGTGCCTTGAGCATCTTGTTGGTGGCGTTTTCGTCGGCGCCGCGCCAGGTGCAGGTCGGGTATTCGCGGGCCAGCGGGATCAGCGTCGCCATCCACAGGCTTTCGATGATGCCGCGCCCCTGCGGATTGCCGGGGATGCCGGTTTCGTGGGCAATGCCCTGCCGGGCGAGCGTGCCGGCGATGGGGCAGTCGATCATCTTGCCGGTCTGGCCAGAACCGTTGTCGGAGTAATAGACCAGCGGCCGGGCACGGGTGACCATCTGGGCATGCCGGAAAGCATCCGACACGGCCACGGTTGATTCCGCCAGCGACACAGACCAGCCGACGATCTTGCGGCTGACCCAGTCGCGAATGAAGGTGACTTCCGGCGTAAAAGGCTGGCCGTGGATCGGGTGCTGCACCTTGGCCTTGAAGCTGTGACCGTCGCCGACCCAGATATCGTTGCTGTGGAACATGGAAACATCGCGGTCGATGTAGGTCTTGAGCCCGCGCCATTCGCTGCCCGTTACCCGGCCGCGATATTTAACGGTGACCGGCAGTTCGTTTTCGATGCGGCAGACGGTTTTATAGCCAATCTGCGGCAGTCCGCGCTCGACCAGCCAGGCATCCATGGCGCGCCACGCTTCGATCACTGGCGGCCGGGTCGGCAGGCAGAAAAAGCGCAGAAAAGCGTTAATGTGAATGGGGTTGTGGCCTTCTTTTTCACGCTTTCCGGGCACCAGAAACAGCCCGACATCGCCAGCCAGACGACCTTTCTCGAAAAACCCCATCATTTTGTACAGGCGGCTGGCCTGGGCACTCACCCCGCCCAGCACCTCGCCCTTGCGCGGCTTGACGTAGGTCACGGCAGCGGCATCGAGCAGTTCCGGCCGGGCGTCGCCGCAAACCAGCCGGTTGGCCAGCTCGTCACAGGCCTTGTTCAGTGAGCAGTCGGCAGCAGACATCGCTCCCTCGACGGCACGGCACAACACCAGCGCCGCATCGCGGTAGCAGCGTTCCTTGTCGTCGAGCGCCTTTTCATCCTTGATCTTGCGCACCTGGCCACGGATCGCCACGGCGCCGGAAGGCAGCGCGACGGTGGTTTTGGCCTTGGTTTTCGGGGATTTTGTCGCGTCGACCGTGACCATCGCGGTGGCCGGTGAATGGGCGACCAGGTCGTGGGCCAGCGAGGCGATATGGGCTTGGGTTTCGGCGGGGAGTGAGCGCAGGGCGTATTCGCCGCCCTTGCCGCGCTCTTTAGAGCGCATCGCCCATAAATTTTTTTCCGCACGCCATTTAACGCCGCGCTCGGTTCCCGGCAAACCGGGCAATCCGGCCAGTTCCTGGGCGCTATACCAGCCCTTGATCGGATCAATCTTTTTCATGATCCATTCTCAGTCGTTTGATCTGCCCAATCACCGTCGCCGCCGGCATCGGCAGCGAAATCAGGCGCGCCCGGCCATTGCGACGGTCGATGACCACCACCAGCGTAGCATCGCCACTCAACTCAGCCGCCATTTCGGCATCGATACCCGCTGCCTGCAGTTGTGCTGTGGCTTGCGCCACCTTGATACGGCGCTTCAAAGCCAAGCCGTAACGGTGCAACGCGCTCTTGCTGACCTTGCTGTAGCCACGGCCGCGCAGCTCCTGCTCCAGGCCAAGGTAATCGCTAAAACCGTTGGCCATCAATCGTTCGTCGATCTCTTTACGAACAATCGACGGCAGCAGATCAACTGTATTTGTGCGACCCATTTCACCCCTCCTCGATCACACCGTCTTTGATCCCGAGCGACACGGCAATCTTGTGCGATTGGCCGCGCAAACCGGGGCGCTTTCCGGCCATCACCATATAGACCAGGGCGACACTAAAACCGCGCTCATTTGCCCAGGAAATTACGCTCTTTCCCGAGCGGTGAAAATCCGCCCGCGCTTCGGCCAGCGTCTTGACCTTTTTTGCTTTGGACAAACCTGATGCCATCGCCTAACCTTCCGTTATGTTGCGTTTGATTGAGTTAGATTGTCCGCTCCATAGAGCGCGCTGTCAACAACTTTTGAGCGCGCAATTAACACTTCCGATTCACACGAAATATATTTTTATCTTAAATGCCGAAAACCCGCGCCAGTACTGATGTTTTAGAGAATCGGAAGACTTCCGATTCAAGCACCAGTCCACTTCCGATTCTCAATTCAGAAACGGAAGCGATGGGCGCACGCATTAAAGAGGCTATCGGCACAGAGAGCGTTCGTTCGTTTTCAAAACGTTGCTCAATATCAGACAGCTTGCTTGGTGCCTACATTCGGGGCGAAAAGGCGGCTGGTAGTGAAAACTTATCGTCCATCGCAGAAGCGGCGAATGTAACGATTGACTGGTTGGCCACGGGAAAGGGGCTAAAGACCCGCACCCAACAGCGCGCCGCACAAGGCCAGGCGCAATACCAGATCAGCGCCGAGGTCGCCCCTGTGCCCCGTATCGAGCTGGCCTTGCTCCGCCAGTGCCTGGGCGCCTGCAATATAGTATACGGCGCGCCTTTCGCTGCCGCCGCCGTCGCCCGCCAGCTCGAACACGCCGTCGAGCTCTACAACGCCCTGCTCCCCAACATCGGCCCCCGCCTCTCCTTGGAAGAACTGGCCGCCCGCGATGCCGCCAGCATCGCCGTCATGCTCCAAGGCCTCATCGCCGTCCGCGTAGTCCGCCCCTACCCCTGA